TTTTGTTGTTCTTCATTAAGGTGAACACCAAGTTGCTGTAACTCAGTCATTGTTACTTTGCCGTCTTTAACTACCTTCTGCATCTTTGCTGATAGTTCTTCAATAGGCTGGTTTGTTAGTCGTGCAAGGTTAATTGTTCCTGCTGCTAAATCTCCAGCAAGTCCATCAAGTTCTGCTCTTAGTTTTCCTCTGAGGTCAAGGACTAACTGTGCAATAGTTCCATCATCAACATAGAACTTCTTTGACATACCGTTGACTTTTTCAACTATGGAATCTGCTTCATCTCCATATTCCTTAGCAAGTGCTGCAAAGGACTTCTTCTCATCTTCTGCACCTTTAATAGCATCCTTAAACCAAGAGATACCAACTGATAATCCAAACGCTGCAGCGATACCTTTAAAGGCACCAGATACTTTACTTACTGAACCGTTGAGGGAATTGAGTTTAGAGTTGGTCTCATTGACACCTCTAACAAGGCTGCGTGTATCTGCAACAATGTCTACAACAATATTATTAGCCATTTTTCTTCCTTACCCCCTTCGTAATCCATACAACTTCTTCATTCGTTAACTCCCAGAACTCTGTTGGTGTGTACCCTGTGGCTGCACAGAAGTCACCCATGAGTTCTAAGAGAGTGTCGCTTTTGGGAGTTCTGCACCTGTTAGTGCTTGTAGTTCATCAACGCTCATGTTCTCTACTTGTTCCCAAGTTAGGTCAGGCTGTGACTTCTTACCCATGACTAATGCAATGGCAATAGTTAGTTTTACCTTAGAACCACTGTCCCACTCATCCATATTTAGACCTGTGAGAGTTTCAACCTCTGCAAGGTCCTTCATCTTTAATTGTGAAATATCCATTTAACTGCCTCCAATATATTTTCTTCTTATGGCATTCAGGTTTGATACATATTGTGTTCTTGTGTATTCCCTGTTTGTCCATGCTGCTCTTCTTAGGAATGGTTGAGCCTTAATGTTTCTTGCTGCCCATCCATATTCCTGAACACCTGCATAAGGAACCTTCGCTCCACCTGCTTTGATTTGAACTTTCTGCTTTGCTTTGTTTGCTCTAATAGAACTTCTCAATGCACCAGATTGTTCAGGAGCAATGGCAGAGGCTGTCTGTGCAACTTTAGAACCAATGGCGTAGTTTGCTTCTTTCAAGTCTTGAACAGCACCTGCGTACTGATTAAAACTTCTAACTACTTCTCTTAATCCTTTAACTGCGACTGTGTACTCTGCCATTGCAACCTATTAGGAAACTACCTTTGTAGGCTTTCCATCCAATTTAATTGTTAGGTCATATGTGAAATATTCCCCTGCTGCTCCACCCATATCAGGAACTGTTTCTGCATATCCTGTTGCTGTGAAGTGTGGCTGTGTTGCTGATGCAACTGCATTTCCATGTGGTGCAAACTCAAGTGCAAGTGATGCTCCTGGGTTTGTGAACAACTGTGTCCATAGTGATGCTGCTGCAAAGTCTTGGAATCCTGTTACTGTGCATGTGTAATCAAGTGAGTCTGCGTAATCCCCAAAACCCATTTCACCAACTGCAGATGAGAAGACCACATTCTTTACTGAACCTGCGTAGTCAGTTGAACCAACCTTAAACACAATGTTCTTTCCTTTTAATCTTGACATTACTGTCCTCCTTGTGAATCTATAGTGATGTTAATGTTTGTACTTAAATATGTTGCTCCATTTGCCTCTGTGAGGAATGGCTTATCAACATCTAATTTTGATACTGCTGTGTTAGCCCAAATCAATGGGATTAGTGCATCTAACAAAGAATCAAGTCCTGTTGTCTCAACATCATTTTGTGCTGTTGGTACAAGAAGAAGAATCTTCCAGTTAGTTGAATAGATTGCTTCATATTCATCATCATTAACACTGATGAAAGGAAACCCTGCTTCAAGAATTGCACAAGGTGCTATTGGTCGTGCTGGTGAGAATTTATAAACATTCTGCAGTTCTTCTCTTAAGATATTTGCAATGTCTTCTTTGATTCCCGCTATGTTCATGCAAACCTCACCATGTAACGGTTAAGTAGTGGATAGACACCTGCTAATGGGTCTCTTGCAATACGGATAGGTGCTCCGTCATATGCTGAGTATTGTGAGATTCCCATAGGAGCAGAGCGTCTATGAAATAGTTCTGAACCAACCTCAAGGTAGCAACGCTTTAGAACTTGGTTAGGCACCTTCGTTGATTGCACATAAGATGCAATTAAGTCCATTGCTGTATCCCAACATTCTTCTGCAAACTCGTTATCCAAGTCAGAAGCACCTACATACGCTTTGAGGTCAGTCCAGTCCATTTAAATTCCCCTAATTAGTCCAGTGGATTACCAACACGAACAATTGCCTTAGGGTCCTGTGCAGCAACTGCAAGGTATCCATAGACTGAGAACTGCTGTGTCAAGTTTGTGATATCTCCATCATTCAAACGGAATGGAGCACCAGCAGACTCATATGTTGTGAGTGCTGTAGATGAACCTGTGTAGAAAGTTCCATTTGGAAGTGATGGGTCAAGAACGATTGGTAGACCTGCGATTGAACCTGTTAGTCCAACTGGATTGATTGAAGCGAATCCATTTGAAGGGTTAGTCGCTGCTGCGATTGGACGAGCAAGACCATCTACCTGCTTAGCAAGTTGCTTGAATACATCTGAAGATACGAGAATAAATTCAAGTGACTTACCTGTTTCATTGTTTACCTTAGTTGCAGAATCTGCAAGGGCTTCAATGATTGCATCTGCAGACCATGCTGCAACTGATGTTGTTGATGTAGAAGCACCTGCAAGAGCAGCCTTAACTACATTGTTTGTCTTCTTTGCATATGCTGCTGCCATTGCACGGAATGCTGCATCTACATAAGCAACAGATGAACGCTCAATCAACTGACGAGTCATAGCAGTGTATCCACCGTATGTCTTAATGTTTGCAGTTGCTGAAGTTAGGTCAATCTTACCAAATGTAAGTGAGTCTCCTTCTGCTACCTGCTCATCAATCTCTGAACTGTCAGAATTGAGTAGTGGGTATTCAATTGTCATTCCATCTGCTGGAAGTGGTGCTGAACTAAATACATTGTATGTTGGACGACCCATGTCAAGAATACGGATGGTGTCATTGACCCATGCGTTCTTCAAGATGCTGTCTGCCATTACTGAGTTTGTATCTGCAAATGCACGAGCAAGAACAAGACCATTGTCTTCTCCTGTTGCAACTGACTTTACATACTCACCGTATGAACGGAATTGTGGTGCAGTTGGAGCCTCTGTCTTGTCTACTGACAAAACTTCTAAACGGCGTTCCAACTCTTCTGCATGATTACGCACTTCAGCGATTTCTGAAGAGTAATCAGGTGTTGTTGTTGTTTCCATATTGTTTGTTTCCTCCTTGATTTCTCTAACCTCAGTCACTGAGGCGTTTTCATAAGCAGGGAATGCAACCAAGGAGACTTCCTTGAGATTGACTTTCTTGCGAATGATTGTTCTGTCTTGCTTCTCATCCACTACAGGAATGAAGCCCACAGAAAATGAACGAATAGCACCATCTTTAACTAACTCAAGGGTTTCATCCCCAAGTTTTGTGGAACTAATCTTTGCCTTTATCCAGAGACCATCTTCTCTTTCTTCCATTGAGTTAACTTTCCCAATGATTTCTTTATGGTCTCTAAAAAGTTTTACATGTGAGTTAAGGTCAACTGAGCCTCTTGCAAACTGCTCTTTGTCTCCCCCACCAATGTCAATTACATCATTGTATGGAACTGCTCTACCAATGACTTCTCTTGTTTCTACATTAGTCTCTCTGATTTCAAAACTACGATTTTCCATTATTTTCTCCATATACCCTCATTTTAAACTGCAGGTTGGTTAGCATCCTGCTGAGGATTGTTATTAGGCATTACTGGTTGAACAACTGGAGGAAGGTCTGCTTGTTTAATTGGAGGCATACCTTCAGCCTCTCTAACTTCATTAACAGTTAAGAAACGCTTATCAATTCCAATTGCATAACTTTGATATCTATTTAATACATTAGGTCTTAAGAAACCTGTCATATTAAATTCTGCCTTTTGACCTCTTGGTAGCAAATCAGTAAGTGCCTGTTGAATACGGACTATGTACTGCTGTAGTCCATCTTCGTATAGTTTTTGTCTATCTTCGTTACCGTTTGTATATGTAAGACCTGAGCCTTCTACTGAGAGACCAAGGTACATACTTGGGACTCCAAACATGTTTGCTATCTGACGAGTAGTAAATGTTTGGTTTGCCAAGAACTGTGCTTCTTCAGGGTTAAGTGCAATAGATGAGTACTGCAGTCCTGATGAAAGTACAGCAACGCTTCTTTCCTTCTGAGAATCAATAAATGCCTTCTTGTTAGCAAGGGCAATATCTGCAGAAAGAAATTCTGATGTGGTCAATGTGCCAGTTGGTACTGCTGCAACCTTGAACCAGTTGTCTGCATAGTTCTGTAAGTCATTTGCAGATTGAATGATTGACTTGTGGCGTTGTAGTGGTCCCTGACCATATATGTCCCCAGGAACTGACCATAGTTTCAAGTGTTTAATACTGTCTTTAGCCTGTTTTACTCCATTGATGGAATAGGTCAGGTTCCCTCTTGTGTCCTGCTCAATGTTTACCCAATTAGCAGGGATAAGTTCCATGTTTGAGATGCCTCTGGCACCCTTGTAAATCTTCCAATATGCATTTCCATAAATAGCCATTGAGACAATTGTTTGACCAATAAATTCTGCTTGAGTTACATTGTTCTCAACATCAGGAGTAACTAACCATGATGGAGAATCTACTTTCTCAATACCACGCATTACTTCAACTGGTATTTGCATTGCTGCTGTTTCAAGAACTGATATACATCTTGTAACTGGTATTAGTTGTAATGCTGTAATTTCATTTACTACAAATGGTTGTCTGAATGGGATGAATGCTCCACGCTCTTCCATTTCATCTGGAACATAGTGTTCTATGTATTCTTCTTCTCTGCCTAAAAGTCTGTCAAATAATCCCATGTGTCTCCTCTAAAAGACCATCTGTGTTGCTTGTATTTGTGTGTCCACATACCAGATAGCCAAAACTGTTGCTAATGCTGCATCAATATCTGTCATAGAGTCTTTTCTTGTGATTTTCCAAGACTCACCAACATTTTTACGCACTGCCCTTTGCATTTGCACTGACACAATTTCATCTTTTGGATGAACTAATGTCTTTCTCATAATTCTACGATATGCGTTGTTTGACCCATTTATTAAGTCCTTATGTGTAGCCTTATGCACTCTAATTCCTCGTTGTTGCAGTGCTTGTGCAAGGTCTGAAGAAATATAAGAATCAACAATAAAAGGTGCACCAAACTTGGATAATCCAACGCAAGCCCTTGTTAATTCATCAATGTTTGTATTATTAAATGATGCAACTAATTCAGTAGAAACAATGTCACCGTCTTCTAATGTGGCTGCAACTATTGCTGCATGGTCCCACCCTGGAGTTCTATCAACTGCAAATACCTGAACTCTTGAACAAGTGCCATAAGGCAATGACTGCCAAGTACCTACAGGAAGCCACGCATTCATGCTGGAAACAAACTGGTTTAGGCGATATCTACGAGCATCAGCCTCTGGCATTGTTGCTAATTCATTCTTTACAGATGCCCAAGAAAGTAGACCAGATGCAAGATTTGGATTTGCCCTTCTTACTTCTGCCTCATCAAACACATCACAGCCTTGAGGAGCCTCCCAACAGAAGAATCCAAACCTTTCAAAGTTCTTATCTTCATCTACTGACTTAGCACCACGCTCATATAACTTTTTTAGGAGTTCAGAGGTGTCATCTCCTGCTGTAGTAATACCAATTGTTATACCGTCAGGTCTTGTGGCAGAACCCAGAGCCATAGCAGTCCATACATCCTCATTAGCCACATGCAACTCATCAAATACAACAAGGGATGGATGTAGACCCTGTGCTGTTCCTGCCTTAGCAGCAATAACCTTGTACACACCTGTGCCATCAGAAGTCCATAGACCTCTATGCTCAGTTGAACGAGAGAATAGGGATTTAAGAATCTCTGAGGTTTGTGTTTGGTGTAATAGTCTTCTATAAACAATCTTTGCTTGGTCTGCTGAGGCTGCTACTGAGATTACTTCAGGTGCTGGTTCATGCAGGAGCATTCCATAGAGTGCAAACAAGGCACCTATTAAAGATTTACCATTCTTACGAGGCATTGATATACAGACCTGTTTATATCTAAGTCTTCCTGCTAATTCAGGGTCTTCATGGTCATCTGGATATCTTTCCAATACCCTGCGTATTAGCCACTTCTGCCAATCTGTTAAAACCAGACCTGCATTGTGCTTTTCAGGTAACTTCCATATTGCTTCTACTACATTTATTAATTTGTCACCATCAGTAACAAAGTTTTCATCAAGGGAAGATGTGTAGTGTGTTGGTAGCCATTCCATTAAGCCCCATTTGCAATCTGTGCAAGCATTTCTTGAGGAGTTATGCTCAAATCCTGTCTTCTATTGTTCATAAGCCCTAAATTGCTTAATAACCCAATCAAAATAGGAGCCAATTGATGCCTTCTATCAGGCATTTGGTCCATTGTTTGAGCCAATAAAACTGCCTGTTGAGCAGCCCCTAAGTCTGCATCCTCAAGCCATGTAGCACTTCTGATGGATGCAATAACTGCATTCTCTAATGTTAAATCCAACTCAAGTGGTTCAAAATCAGACTTAATTAGTCTATGTGCCCTTGGTCCCTGCGTTAATCCTGTTCTCATTCTGCCTCCTGATTCACTAATTATAGTTTGGTTGTATTTCAACAAAGGATGCGGGGTTTCCTACATCTATATAAAAAACCATCAAACCTTACAAACCTTTATATCCACATATTGTGCATATTTGAATCACTATTTATATGGTTTGTTTAATGGTTTGGAGGATGCGGGGTTTCCTACATCTATATAAAAAACCATCAAACCTTACAAACCTTTATATCCACATATTGTGCATATTTGAATCACTATTTATATGGTTTGTTTAATGGTTTGG